CCGCTCAAGGAAATCCAGTCCCGATCTGTTACGGACGGATGCGCGTCGGTAGCGTAGTGGTATCGGCAGGCGTTAGTACGACGGACATCTGATGGCAAAGCGTATTGCTGGCGCTGGCGGTGGTCGTCAGTCTGCACCTGCACCACAGCAGAACGTCAACGTCCAGCAAACGGTCGTTGTTCAGAGTGCCGGACCGGAGCGTAGCGATGACGCCAACTCGCTGTTTAGTAAGTCCAGCATCCGCCTAATTGATGTTCTGAGTGAAGGCGAAATTGAAGGCTTTGCGACACCTGAGAATCCAGAACAATCAATTTTCTTTGACGATACCCCGCTGCAAAACAGCGATGGATCAGACAACTTTGTTTATAGCGATTTTGCCTCTCGCGTAGGCACACAGAATCAAAATTACGTTGAAGGTTTCGCCGCTAGTGAAAACGCGGTCAACGTTAATAGCTCTGTCGGTGATGACGTTGGTGATTCCGTCGTTCGCACGATCACTGACACTGACGTTGATGCTGTCATTGTTCGCATCGCATTTAACCAGATTTACCGCGTTGACAATGGTCTAAAAGCAACCTCCATTGGCTATGCCATTGATGTTCAATCTGATGGCGGCGGTTATGTCGAAAAGGTCAACACCACAGTTAGCGGCAAATGCACCAGCACCTATGAACGTAGCCACCGGATTGAGCTAACGGGCAGCGCACCCTGGGACATCAAGCTACGCCGCGTTTCGGGCGTCAACGACAGCACCAACAACGTCCGCCTGATGACGTTTGCGGGTTACACCGAAATCATCGACGCCAAACTGCGCTACCCGTTGACCGCTTTGGTCGCCTTGCGTTTTGAGGCTTCCCAGTTCCAAGCAATCCCGACCCGCGCCTATGACATCAAAGGCGTCAAGGTTCAAATCCCGCAAAACGCCACCGTCAACACCGATGGCAGCCTGACCTATTCCGGCACTTGGGATGGCACCTTCAAGCTCGCCTGGTGTGCAGATCCGGCGTGGATTTTGCGTGACCTGTTGCTATCCAGCCGCTACGGATTAGGGCGGTTTGTTGCTAACGCCCAGGTCGATAAATGGACGCTGTACGAAATCAGCAAATTCTGTAATACCAGCGTTCCTGATGGCGAAGGCGGCAATGAACCGCGCTTCCTGTGCAACGTGTATCTGCAATCTCGGGAAGAGGCATACAACGTCGTTCAAGACTTCTGCTCATGCTTCCGTGGCATGGCTTACTGGTCTGCTGGTCAGATCGCCTTTACGCAAGACAGCCCCAAAGATGCCGCCGCGTTATTTAGCAACAGCAACGTCATTGAAGGCATCTTTAACTATGAAGGCAGCAGCCTAAAAGCCCGCCACACCGTCGCCCTGGTCACTTGGAACGACCCGGACAACGCTTACCAGCAGCGGGTTGAATACGTTTCCGACGAAGCCGCAATCGCTAAGTACGGGATCATTGAAGTCCGCATGGCAGCGTTTGGCTGCACCAGTCGCGGTCAAGCAAACCGCCTGGGTCGCTGGCTGCTGTACTCCGAACAGGAAGAAACAACGACCTGCACCTTTACTGTCGGTCTTGATGGTGCGATTGTCCGCCCTGGGCAGATCATCAAAATCGCAGATCAGATGCGAGCCGGCGCCCGTAAAGGTGGCCGCATTGCCAGCGCAACAACCACTGAGCTAACGCTGGATCAAAGCATCGCCGTAGATGAAGGCGACACCGTAAGCGTGGTAATGCCCGATGGTCGCGTTGAGCAGCGCGAAATTGACGATGGTGACTTTGACGCCAAGACCATCACAGTCAAAACAGCGTTTAGCACCACCCCAGAAACGCAAAGCATTTTTGTCGTTGAGACAAGCACCGTTGAGGCTCAAACCTTCCGCGTAATCAGCGTCACGGAAGACGGCGAAAACTACAAAATCACCGCGCTAGAGCACAACGACAGCAAATATGGATTTATTGAAGACGGTCTGGCACTGCAGCCGCGTGACATCACCACGCTGAACCAGAAGCCTGGCGCACCGTCTGGCATCAACGTCGATGAGCGGCTGGTTGAATCTGGCAACCGCGTCACTACTGAAATTGAGATTTCTTGGCGCAATGTTGACGGAGCAACGGGTTATCAGGTTTCGTTCAAAACTGCTAACAACCTGAGCTTTTTCACCGTTGGTGATACGCCCTACAACAACCTCACATTCCTTACGGATGAGACGGGAAACTTTACCTTCCGCGTTGTTGCAATCTCACCGCTCGGCAAACGCTCCAACCCTGCTGAATTAACCCAAAACATCGCAGGTAATACGGCAGCACCTGCAGCGGTAAGCGGCTTCAGCATGATCCCGGTCAACGGGCAAGCGAAACTGACCTGGACGCAATCAACCGAGCTAGACGTTCGCGTTGGCGGTTATGTCCGTGTGCGCCACTCGCCTGATCTGTCCGGCGTGACTTGGGCGAAGTCCACCAGCATTTCGCAGGATCTGGCAGGTAGCGCTACCGAGGCTTACGCCGACCTAAAGACTGGAACGTATCTTGCCAAGTTTGTTGACTCAGGTGGCCGCGAAAGTCTGACCGCTGCACTGATTGAGTTCACCAAACCAGACCTTGAGGATCTGGTGAATGTTGATAGCCAGCAGGAAGACCCGACATTCCCAGGCACTAAGACGAATCTGGTTGTTGACACTGACCTGCAAGAACTGGGGCTAGATCAAGATGGCGGCCAGACAAGTTCTCTCGGTGACTTTGAACTAGAGGACGGATTCTTCCTGCTTGCTGAGGATGGCAGCAGTGATCGCAACCCTGTTGGCAATTTGGTTGCAGAAGACGACAGCGAGATTTTGTTTGAAGGCGGAATTGACACTTTCCTGCTTGAGGAAGAAACCGAACCAACAGAAATCACCAACCAGCTAGTGCTTGAAGGTGACGCCACCCTGAACACCAGCGGAACCTATCTGTTTGAAAACAACCCGATCACGCTGAGCGATGTGTTCAGCATCAAGCTGTCTAGCACCGTTCGAGCCAGGGCATTCTTCCCGTTTGCTGGTCGCATTGACGATATTGCCGATTTTGACGACATCGAAGATTTCGACGGCGAATCGCCTAGCGGTTGTGATGTGCAGCTTTACATCCGCACGACTGAGGACGATCCGGCTGGTTCGCCAACGTGGTCTAGCTGGCGCCTGTTCAACAATGCCGAGTTCAAGGCTCGCGCCTACGAGGTGAAGGCTGAGTTCACGACTAAGGAAAACAACCAGCAGATCGCGGTAGATCAGTTGCGGATTGATAGCGACATGCCTAGCCGCACAACCCGTGGCACAGGCACTAGCAGCGCAAGCGCCGACGTGAGCATCACCTACGCCAACAAGTTCGCGGCGACCCCAGTGATCGGCATCACGGCGTTCAACATGGCCACAGGCGATTACTACACAGCTTCAAACAGCAGCGCAACTGGATTTGACATCAGCTTCTACAATTCGGGAGGCACCCGTGTGGTGCGCAATTTTGACTGGACCGCTACGGGGTACGGGAAGGGCTAATGGCTCAAGCTGACGGCACGATCCAGAACGACACGGGCAGTAATGTCCGCAGCGACCTAAACAATAATTTTGCGGCTTGCTTTAGCAACAACAGCGGTTCATCTGCACCTAGCACCACTTATGCCTACATGTGGTGGGCAGACACTTCTAACGGTCTGTTGAAGCTGAGGAATGGTGGTAATACGGATTGGATCACTGTTGGCTCGCTGACGACTACCAACCTTGCCCTTGCGCCCCAAGCAAGCCCGACTTTTACCGGCAATGTCACCATTCCGGCTGGGACGGTCAGCCTGCCGAGCCTGCGGTTCACGGGTGACAACGACACGGGGCTTTACAGCGCAGCAGCTAACACGGTCAACGTGACGGCTGGCGGCACACTGAGCCACGCTTTCACCAGCACTTACAGCACGGCGAATGTTCCGATCCGTGTGCCTGACGGGACGGCTGCAGCGCCCAGCATCACGAACACCGGCGACGAAAACACCGGCATTTTCTTTGGTGCGGCTGATGAGGTTTCAATCAGCACGGGCGGCACTGAGCGGGCGCAGTTTGATAGCAACGGTCTGAGCGTTCTGTCCCAAAAGCCGGTTCGCTACTACGACGCTGATAACAGCCACTACGTCGAACTGAAGGCAGCCAGCACCGTTAGCGCAAACGTCACGCTGACTTTGCCAACGTCTGACGGTGACGCTGATCAGTACCTGAAGACTGACGGCAGCGGCAACATGAGTTGGGCGAGTGTGTCCACTCCGGCTGGTGTGCCGACTGGCTCTGTTTTCACGATGGCAACCACCACGGTGCCCAGTGGCTATCTGGAGTGTGATGGCGCAGCAGTCAGTCGCACCACTTACGCCGATCTGTTCGCGGCAATCGGCACCACCTGGGGCGCAGGTAACGGCAGTTCAACTTTCAACGTTCCTGACCTCCGTGGCGAGTTTGTCCGTGGCTGGGATAACGGCAGAGGCATAGACAGCAGCCGCACTTTTGCCAGCAGCCAAGACGATCAACTGCAGGAGCACACTCACACGCTTGCCTACAACAGCCGCAATGTTGGCGATCCTCCAAACCCAATCACGATTGGAGATGTTGGTGGATCTGGATCTAGCAAGCAAACAAGTTCCAGTGGCACAACTGGCGACTTCGGTTCTGAGACTCGTCCGCGCAACATCGCCATGATGTACGTCATCAAGACCTAATTGCCAGCAGGCCTACAATCGGGGTACTGACTATGTTCTGACCCGCTGTGGCTGACCGCAAGATTTCAGACCTGACGGCGCTTACCACGCCCGCAACAGGTGACCTGATTCCCATTGTGGACATCAGCGAAGCCGCCGCAGCGGATAAAAACAAGAGCATCACCGTTGGCGAACTGCTGCGTGGTGCACCGGATGGCACGGCTGCTGCCCCTGGCTTTGCGTTTGAGTCAGACGGCGGAAATGGGATGTTCCTGGGCGGGACGGATATTCTTGCCTTTTCTACTGGTGGAAGCCAGGCAGTAACGATTGACGCCTCACAGCGCTTGGGTGTGGGGACTTCGAGTCCGGGTAGTATTTTAGATATTCGCCAAACTCAAACTGGTGCAGAAACTAAGGTAAGCGTTTTTAACACGGATACAGCAAACACTACGACTCAAACCGCAAGTATCGGTCTAGCTCCCGATTCTCGTGGTGGCGCGTTTGCCGGTATTGAAGCAATTAAGGTTAATGCTGACTTTAGTACTAATAGTGGCAGGGATGTTGCACTTGCTTTAAACACAACCCTTAACAACGCGAAGAACCAATCCGTCTACATTGCGCACGCAGGCAACGTAGGGATTGGCACCACGACATTAGCGTACAAATTAGAAGTTAAAGCAGCAAACGATGCAACTGTTCGTTTAGGGAATAGCAGCGAAACAAGTCACGGTTCCCATGATGTAC